AATTTTTTCAAAATCCCGTTGATTAGCACAACTACGAAAAAGAATAGTATTGCCGTTTTTCTTATGCCATATTTTCATAGGGTTTACAGTATAATCCCATGAATCACGAACACCTAATTTATTAATAGCCCACAAAAAATTATTAAAAACTGAATCTTTAATTGTGGCGCCAACTTTACGTAAACCGACCGCGTGAGTTATAACTCCATTTTCGGCGTCCCTTGTTAAATCAAATATTGTATATAAATAAGCTGTCGAACCTTTTAAACTACCTCGACCACCTTCTAACCAATATACCATATTATTTCGAGCTTCTAAATCATAAAACATGTCATAATAAGCAGGTCCAAAACATTCCGTTAATTTTACGGTTTTACTCATTATTGACACCTTCTTCTTTTTTAGGTATATCGTTAACTATGGTTAATTTTTGCGGTTCTGTATTGGTGTTTTTGTCCATTAATTTATAAATCTTCGCCATTATTTCGGCGGCTTTTATTCTGTCACGTGCTTTTAAATCTACTTCTTGACTAACTAATTTATCGTCATACTTTGATTTATCACCATTCCTCAATACAAAAGTTTGTTTTTCTTTTTGAGTGCCTAAAACACAACCCGACAAATATTCCAATACTTGGTCACGTTCAACAATCAATACTTTTTCTTTTTCTTTTAACTCTCTTTCTATATATGCGCTAATATCAGGGTCCTTTAATAACATACAAGCCCTTTGTTTTAACGCGCTTGGTCTTTTACTAGTATAACCAGCTTTTCGCGCTGCGTCTGTAGCATTTAAAGAAACTAAATAATAATCACAAAATCTTTTTTTACGTTCTGTTAACACAAAATACACCTCCTTTTATATTATTATACCATAATATACAGGATAAAAAAAAGAAGCTAAGGTTTTATATTAATTCTTAGCTTCCTTGTTTATTTTAAATATTTGATTGTTTTAATTGAATCGTTGTTTCTGAAATATTTTCTAATATGTAATAAATATTTGCATGAGGTATCATTACTTTTTGATATGTATTATCTTTATTTTTAACCGTTGTAAATAACTGCGAAAAATCAATACTTGCATTGCTATAACTTTTTATTACCTGCTCTTTACTATCAATTATTTTTACACTACCCATAAATTACACCCCTTTTAATTAATATTGGCTTCTTATCAATTTACAATCATTAAATATTAGTGTATTATTTATACTGTCAACCTCATATGTTATTATATTATGTATTGCCGGTTTGGCTTCCCTCCACGTCAAAGATATATTGTCCGTGGTATAAATTTTATTAATGTGTGTTTTTAGTTTTGGTTTGGTTTTTACCCAATCATTATCAAATATAATTTTTTGTAACTTATTGAAATTTAAAACATAAATTTTTTTTAATGGTTCAATCCAATAAATTATAAAATCTGATTGTGTGTAATATAACCAACCTTTTTTATTTAATTCAACATTTTTCATAATTTCGACTAACAAATCGTCGTAAGTAGTGCGCCGCTTCTTTTCGTCTACCGTAATACGTTTATCTCTACCATAATATAATATCTTATCAATACCTTTCTTTTGTATCTCCAAATCTTTTATAGTTTGAATATACTTAACCCCTCGACTAAAGTAAAAATTATTTAAAATATCGTCTTCATATGAGTAGTTTAAATCGTCCTTAAATCCCATAATTTACACGTCCTTTATGTTTTCATAATAATGATAATAGAATATTTTTAAAATCCAAAATCCCATATTATAGCGATTTACAAAGTATATGTTTAGTTTATACCTTCTTTGAAGTAGTAAAAAATTAGCTATAAAACTATTTTGATTATATTTACTTCCATAAGTACCAGCTATTAAATTATCAATATTATCGTTTTCAATTAAAAGATACTTTTCACATTTTGATAATTTACCAAATTCGTTATAAAATCGAGTTCTTTTTTCTTCCGTTGATAAATTACCGCTTAATTCTGTTAAACTATTCTTTCTTTCAATAATAATTGGTTGTGGTTTACTATTAAAGATATACCCATAGTCACCAGCCTTCATATATTGAACTGTAAAAGATATATTGTTATCTTTAAAATAATTTGTTATCCAATAGTTAACTTTTTCCTGTTGGTCAATAACTACCGTAATTTGTTTTAAAAAATCTTCAAATTTAATTGGTTTCACACTCTCACCCCTGTATTATTAATGTCGTCAATAGCTCTTTTATGTAATTCTTTTTGAATACAAACTAATATTCCGTATAATTGCTCGGTATCATACATAGACATAAATTCTTTTATAAAAGCCTGTGAAAATTTATACATGTCTACATATTTATTGATTTTGATTTGTAAATTTTTTTCTAACAATGGATCATTCATATCTTTTGTCGCTTTTGTCACAATCAAATCAAATATATCTTTCATTTTAACACCCCCATTATAAAATCAAGTATATTAGTTTGGAGGTTTAACACCCTATATTTTAGGGTGTTGCCTTCATTCCAAGCTTTTTTAAATTCTAATCTTATGTAATATTTAAATATCATATTCTCAATTCTCTTTTTCATTTATTTATCACCCCACAATTTTAAATCTAAAGAAGTAGGATTTTTTATTAATTCAACATTTTTCACAATCTCACCAGTTTGTATATTTATAACATTTCCATTTATTATTTTTAAAATCTTTTTATAATCACCCCACTTGATAGACCTTTTTGTTTCAATAAATCTATCTGGAATATCACTCTCGTTAAAATCTTTACATAATTTCATACTGTATGATTCTTTATGTATGATAATTTTACCTGATACCAGTTGATAACTTTTTTGTGTCTTAGTATCTTTCATTTTTTCAACATTTACTAGAGAGTGAATAACGTCTTTTGTATATTTTTCCTTAGTTTCTATCTGACTATTATAAAATTCGATTTTTTCTTGATATTCTTCAATCATTTTATTAGCTAAAGATATTAATCGTTCTTTTTCTTCCTTAAATTCTTTTAAATCAACTAATAATTTTTCCATTAAATGGTCGTTATCCCTATTATCAATGACCTTTTCACTATTATAATTGTTATCACAATCAAGACATAATTTAGTATCTGCATTACATAACCCGTAACTTCCACACTCACAACATTGACTTTGAACTATATTTTTATCACTCATTATATAAATCCCCCTTTTATACTATTCTTACACGACCTAAATCTTTATTAAAATACCTACCTTTTTTTGTATGAAACCCAATTTCACCTACACGACCAAAGAAATAATCAATCTTTTTCATATCTTTTAAATATAACCGCCTAATTTTCAATTCTTCCAATGTAATGTTTACAATTTCATTTTTTAACTTAGTATCTAATTTAATACCATTGATTAATACTTTGTTAAGTTGGTCCATTAAACCCTTTTTAGTAACATTACTCATGTGTAAATAACCCACCTTTTATTATAATTTGTTCTTTATCGTCAAAACTAATTAAAAGTAAATCTTCGCTGTATACGTCAAGTGTATAAAAAATCTGTATTGTTGGTTTATCAGCTAAAACCCTTAAGGAAGTAAACATTGTTTTTATAACTTTTTCCGCGTCTTCAATGTTGTATAAAAACCCTGTCGCCATTTCCCAATTTTTATTATTTTCGTTGTAAACCATTACAATATATAATTTTTTAACGTTTGTGTTATCACTTTTACTTTCAATTAAATCAAAATCTCCTTGATATATAGGTGCGTTTAATTCTTCAACGTATAACATACCAAAACCTATTTGACTAGTTTTTTCAAATGTAAATATTTTGCCGTCGCTCTTTCTAACTATCTTTTGACCTTTTTTTAAACCACTCATTATCTTAGCTTCCTTTCATATTTTAGTGTAAAGTGGGGGAATATTCCCCACACACAATTTATTTTTTAGTCTTACTTTCAATACTTTTATTTATTTCTGGATATAATTTTATTACTTTGCTTAATGTAACTTCTAATCTTTTATCGTTTAGTTTATCAACATAATCAACGCCCGGTATTTCCTTTCCATTTGCCGTAAAACCTGTATACTTTTTCAGTAATACATTCATTTCGTCCTTGTCTTTGTTAGCTGCATAATAAAGAATATTCATTAATTTTTTCCGTGATTCCTCAACATTAATAGTTGTTTTAGTAGCTGCCTTAGTAGCTGCCTTAGTAGCTGGTTTAGTAGCTGTTGTGGTAGTTGTTGTGGTAGCTGGTTTTGTGTTATCGTGTCCGTCTGGGTCTGGTTCTTCACTAATTAAAAGTAAATCTTCAAGTAATGATTTTTTTAAAAATGTCTTTGCTGATAGAACCTTTTGAGATAAATCCATTTTTGACTTATTACGGTCAATATAAATTTCACCAACTTCTATTATCATATCCTGAGGGTTATTTATATCTATAACCCTCATTTCTAAAGTATATTTATCACCGTCTAATTTACCAGCACCAAAATTAATTATTAAATTTAATTCTTTTAATTGTGGCTTTAATTCTGCAAAAATATCTTGGATTGTCCTATAATTAAAATCCGCATAATCGTTTCTATTACCCTTATTAACTTTTATAACTTCCTGTAAAGTAGCAATTTTTTGATACATATTCATTTCTTTGTTTTCCATGTATAAACACCCTTTCAATAATTTATTAATGTTCCTTAACTATGATACCATTATATCATAGGATAAATTATCCGTCAATAGATTTTTAATTATTTTTTGCTAACTTCAAATAAAACTGGTTGTGTAAATCCCTGAATCATACAAACTGAATATCTAGTTTTTTTATTGGTCCTCATATATTTTTTACATTCAACATTTTGATTTTTTGAGACATAACCGACTTTTTTATCTTCAAAGTAACAAGCTATTGCGTTTTTATCATATTTATTATCGGGTTCTGGCACCAAAACAACAACTGAATTAATGGCTAAATTACCCCATTCTTTTATATAAAATTTTAAACCAACTATTGTAAACGTCATTGTTTTAATCCTCCTTATTTTCTAAAATTTTCGCTTTTTTAATCATTGCACCAACTTGTATTAATTCGGTTATGCCACACATAACAGATTTTTCTAAGTTATCTAATAAATCAATAACTTTTTTATCGCCATAAGTACTATAATAACCCTTCTTAACTAAACTATTGGATACACTATTTTTATTTTTAAACATTGTACAGAAAGCCCAATAATCGTCAATTATACCGCTTTCTATATCATTTATCTCAATTATTAATTCTTCTAGCTCTTCTTTTAGCACTGCAAAAGCTTCATGTCTTGAATGGAATGGATCATTGTCTTCATTAGCTTTTTTCATTTCATTGTCTAACAATCTTTGCAATACTAACATAATTTCTCCTTTTTTATAAATTGTTTTAAAGTTAAAAAAGTTTTAATATTAAATTCTTTTTCATATGTAAACTCTAAACACATAAACACACCACTATGATATAAATAATATTCCTGTTGATTTTCTGATAATTGTATTTTAACGGTCCAATTTTTATATATACAAAGATATAAATCATTTTTTAATCTTACTATCTTTGAATTATAAATAATTTCTTTAATCGCTGATAATCCCATATTAATAACCCACCTCGTCAAAAAATATTTTTAAACCTATAACGACCAATATAGATAAAACAATTCCAGGTATAAGCAACACCATTGTAAATCACTCCTTTATTTTTTTTAAATCAAAATCAATTTTAATGTTTAATTTTAAAGTATATCCTTCATATGACCTTATAGTTTGGAGTACTGTTATATCTTTACCCCAACTATTATCAATATCAAAATTACCATACTTTCTTAAAAATGCAGGTATATTTATTTTAACGTTTTCTAATCTTCCAGATTCCATTTACAACACCACCTTATTTATTAAACACTTCTTCAAAAGTCATTTCCAAAACTGTTAATATTTTTACAATATCGTCTTCACTAAAGCCGTTTATTCCTTTTAACTTTCTATACAAACTATCTTTTTTTATACCCATAGCTTTGGCAATACTGTCAATTGATTCCCCTTTACTTTCAAAGAGATAATCAAACCATTTTTTTCTATCTCTACCTGTGCCTTTAACCTGTCCCACGTTTTACACTTCCTTTCGTTTTATTATAGTAACAATGTTTTCTTCAAATATTGCCACCTGTTGAATATCTTGTGAATTATATTCATTTCCATTAAAACTTAATTTAATATTATCCACAGATAATATTTTTCTTATGTCTGTT